ACAGAAACAATAGCATTTAGAGTATATCCAAAACCACCATCTATAATGCTAAATTCTAGCTCACCAGACTGATTACGTACATCTGAAACACGCGCTTTACCGTTAATACCTGAAGGTGAAGTTACATCCAGAATATCACCGATAGAGTAATTACGACCACCTTCAATAATCTGCGCGGCCTTTAGACTACCCTTTACAGGAATAATTAGATCTGTACCTCTAACACCAATATATGAAGTATTAAAAAAATCACCAGTAATATTTTCAATAATTAGTATGGTAATAAGATTTTCATTTAGTGTAATAGTGAAAGCAAAATTACAGTAAGCTTCACCACCATCTGAACTTGTGATATACTGATCTTCAAATACTGAAGAATAATCTCCATTTATTTCAATATAATTAGTTATTACCCACGGATTGTCTGATGTTTTAAATATATCAGTACTTGGAATGTAGATATTAATTTCTTCATTAAATAGCAAACGAAAGAGCGCTTTAAATCCTTCGTCTGTACCTTTTAATCTATACAGATCCAGTATCTTCTTGTATATAAGTCTCTTGGATTGGACAAATAAAGTATTGACAAAAGTATGAGTGATATTATCAGGCATACCTTTAAGAAATTCATTCTTAAAGTGAGATAAAAATTCTGCTTGTGTGTTATCGATATCGCGCGTGTCTAATAGATTACGCGCGACGTTTAAGATGTTATCATCTTGCTCGAGCCATCGATAGTACTCTTGAACAAACGCCACCAGTACGGGGCTATCCTCGCGATAAAGCGCAGGAAATTGTCTTGGAACTAGATGAGAAATTTTATCAAATGTATGCATTATTGTGGTACAGCAGTTATCGTACTATTGTTAAGGTCAAATCTAATTACATTATTCTGAAACGAAAAGATATCACTATTTAAAGACACTGCATAAAAATTGATACCACTTCCTTCAAAATCATCAAACTTAACACCAGCAACTCTGATAATACCGCGCGTATAATCGATTGTGCCGGCTGATGCGTTTAAGACGTCAGCTAGAGTTGAACTACTAACTTTTCGGTGTATTTCTAATACACCACCATTATCAACAAAATATGCATCTTCACCATTGTAAGTAAATACAGAACTGTAAACGTTAATATCATCTGCTTCATACATGAATGCATTACCAAAATTAACAGCAAACACAGAATCAATGCCAGTATCTGGTACGTAAGTTTTATACATCATGAGACGTGTATTATTAGAAATGATTGCTGTATTTACATCATCAATATTTCTTACTATACGTGAATATCTTAAATCGCGACCAAACGCATCTAGAAAATCATCATTGTATGTCTGTAGTGATGTGCGCACTAATTCGCAAAGCTCGCCGCTAGAAACACTTACAATATTAGTATCATAATTTATATCACTATTAATTATAATGTTAATATATTCTGGTTCAATAACTTCTACTTCAAACGACACTGGGTTGCGCAATTTTACAAAATTAGTTATATCACGCTTTTCACCTGATAATAGAGCTGCACCGTCATCTTTTACAATTGATATAAAGATCTTACCGAAGTGTGGTGCATCTATTAATTCCTCACCGCCGAAAGCTGCTACTGACCGGCAATAGCCAAAGTTAGAAAGAATTAGTGTTTCGTAATCACTTGGTGTAATAGCACGCTCTTGAGTCTGGAAATGGCGTGGAGCATTGTATCTGATAGACTCTATAGATTCTGATTCAGCACCACCAGCAGCAACTGCAACAGTTGAAACTGTAGTGTTATAACCATCAATATTACTTGCAATAGTAAATGTATTTGCGCCATTTGGAAGTTGACCAGAAGAAATTCTGTAGTATGCAGAAATTTCATTACCGTTGTTTAGATTAACACCGATACGACCGTCACCAAATACTAGATCATATTTGCTGTTAGAACCGCCCTGCAAGAAATATACTGTCGAAGTTGAATTTATACCGAGCAGAGAAACCGCTTGATCATACTCAACAGAATTGCTTGAGTTAGCATCCTCTTTAACTGACACTACAAGACTGGTTGTATCGATCTTAGGATTGGAAATAGTAAAAGTAATATAATTGTCTGCACCAGCAGTACCGTTCACCAAGAACTTTTCTGTAAGTGTTGTACCTTCGTAGATATCAATATTACCGATGAAGTTGCCGTTTGCATCTTTGTTGATAACAACAGCGTCGTTCGATGTAAAGTTAAATGTGCTATTACCAGCCTGCGCAGTAAAACGCTGAAATCTTGGAACTGTTACATAATTTATCGCTGAGTTGGACACATCTACAGTTAGCTGTACTGTAGCTTTTGCACTACGATACGAGCGCGGAATATAGTTTAATTCTTTTGCACGAGATACAATTGAATCTCGCAGCTGCGCAGTATCCAGAAACATTTCAGAACCGATCTGATTTAGATACCACGCGTTTAAGAATGTGTTGTAAGACATCACATCCAGAAGAACAGCGATGTTTGATCCTTCAAAATCGTAATCTCTAAATCTAGTTTGTGATTTTAAATACGTCTTAAGATTTTCGCGAAGTTGTGCGACATCTAGTTGATCGGTAGCAAGAAATGCCATTATCTGACTCTATCTAAGTAAAATTGAAAAGTAATCGGCTGCTCTCTATTTATTACGGAAAAAATAATAGTTATACCAATTTCATGAGAGTCAGGATTTCCCGACACTACAACTGAGAGTATTTTCGCGCGTGGTTCCCAATTTTCAAGAGCACTTTCTATTGTACTCTTTATAAGAGCATCAGTTTCAGGTCCAAAGTTTTCGAACAGTAATTTACGTACGTTACAACCAAAAGTTGGTCTGTAAGGTCTTTCATAAAAATCTGTCAGTACAATATTCTTTATCGACCGCTTTACAGCCTCTTCATTAATGTGTCGCATTACATCACCTGATACCGGCTGCGGATTAAATCCGAATGCTAGATCAGAATAAAGTTCTTGTGTTTGGCGCGCTCTGCTTATTGACATCTAGTTACCTGACTGACAGTGTTACCTATTAAATTACGTGTTGCGCTATTAACACCTTCTGCAATCTGAGTGATTTCATTTTCTATTGCGCGACTAATGTTATTTAGTTCCTGCTGAGCACTTGTAATAATATTTGATATAGAAGTTGTCATTTCATTAACAAGATTATTAATAGTAGCTGTCACGTGCGCAAGATCAGCATTTACACCATTAAGAAGATCGCCAGCAGCATCTTGAATAGCAGCTGTAACTGCATTATATGCTGCATCAGCTGCACGCTGCAGCTCAGCAATAGCAGCTGCCTGTAATGAGTCAAGTGCTGTCATAACAGCCTGCACTGGTAGTAATGCAATACGCGCGACTGCACTCTCAAAGCTTGCTCCCAGCTGTGTTGTTAAACGCGTGAGCTCAGTTAATACATCAGGTGTTATATTAGCGCCTAGTATATTACGTGCATTATCCTCAAACGGCATCCGAGCTCGGCGTGTTGCGCGACGAACAGCGTCTGATAAAATCTCTGGATCAGTTATGCAAGGGTTGTTATTACCAAAATTAGGAATTGTAGTCATTATATTCTCATAGGTTATTAACAGATTGACGTAAGACTCTGAGCTCAGCTTCTGAGCGACTTGCAAGTTGTCTTAAGATATTTTGAGTGGTTTCTTGACGATTGATCGCCGGCTGCAGATTTACAAACCCAGTCGCAACTTGCTCGTGATTGAAATATGTTCTCTGGATACTACGATTACCGCTACGATTAAACGATATATGCATCCATGGATTTCTTGTACCTACGTTTTTGTATTCTAGAAGAATAACGTCATAGGGTACAATTCTTGCAATTTCACTTACTCGATCAAAATAAGCTTCATTCTGAATATCTCTGAACTGGATGTCTATCGCCTGACCAAGACCGTGTTGTGCTTGATTCTCACCAATTCTAAATCCAGATGTGACTAGGATATTATCATTACCGTATTGGTCGCATAACTTATCTAGAACGTTAACACATATTGCACGGAGATTGACAACGATCTGGCCGGCTGTCAAGCCTTTCTGCGCACGAACCTCGTGGCGTGATGCTGGCGCAAACCGCGAAACACGTCCAAGATTAAAGTAGCGTGAAAGAACAAGACTATCTTCAAAGTTAGTTCTGGTTAGTAATGTTTGCTCATCAGCTGAAGGTGCGCTGGCTACTAAGCTTGGTGATGCTAATACAGCTGTACTTGCCACGTTTGGTGTTGCATTATTGCTACTTAGACGTTGAACTTCTGCTGCTGCAGCTGCTTCTAATCTAAACGCTGCGCGCTGCTCTTCAGGAGTATATAGGTTAGGATTTGAACGTACAAAGTCAGCTGCAGATCTATAACGAGCTGCACCCTCCTGCGCTTCTGCTAACGTTCTATAATAACCAACGTTATAGTTAGTATTAGGGGTTGGAGAAGGTACTACTGTTGCAGCAGTATTTATAGCGGGAGGCGTGCTATTGTACCCTCTCCAAAGTGCTGTCGCTGGTCGCGGACCTTCATCGTGAGCTGCAGCAAGTGCTTCTGTTCGATTAAAGCGTGGTAGCGGAACTGGTCGTGGATTATTAGTTGTGGCGCGCTGACTTGGTGCGATGAGACCTGTGCGGTCTGGCGCAGTTGGAACTTCTGGGGCATCGGGCGCGAGAGCTGCAGCAGAGCCAACAGTGCCTAGCACGAAGATATTATCACCCTGAGTTTCTTTCTGGATAACAGATCCTGCACCCTGCACATTAGTTGAGTTGAGGAACAACGTGCTACCATCAAGTATAATATTACCAGTAGTATCAACAGAAGCTGCAGCTGACTTGACCACGAAATTACCTGTTAAATCGAGGCTATAACTAGTTGATTTGATTGTATATTTTTGCGCGTTTGTGATGTCAATGCTGTCACTCTGTATTTTCCATTTCTCGGAAATGGTTTCATGCTTGTTCTTGGTCTGTACGCGAATATCATCCCGCACGATAAAGTCGGCGCGATTAGCTTCTAATGTAAAGTTCTCAGCTTTGAGTTTCATATCCTCTTTTGCATTAATGATGGCATTACCACTAATTGAAAGTGATACGTCATTTTTTATCATGCCGGTTAGATTACCATCAACCTGCAGATTGCAATCAGTCTTAACTAGTATATTACATGAACCTTCGATTGTAATATTACATGAGCCTTGGATGTAGAGATTACCGTCACGATCAATAATCTGATAATTATCTCCAACTATACGGCGCACTTCCGTACCATCGTTATCAACTTCAACAAACGTTCCCGATGGGTGCTGTCTGTTGTATCTTACTGCATTTGGAGAATCGTCAAATTCTTCGATTAACCCGTTTGTAGTTTGTCTCACATGATTATAAGGATATAGAGCGTTATAAGCAGCAGGTGGCTGCTCCCACGTGTTCAAGGATAAAGCAATAGGGATGTTGGTTACACGTGTAGAGTCGCGCGCCGCGACATATGTTGCCTGCACATTATTTGCGCGCGCCAGGCGGTTAGTATCCTGCTCACCAATGTATATACTTTCCTGTGAAGGAAAAGAACCGATAGGTGCGTTATATTCGTTACCAGGAGTAATTGCCATAGGCGCAGATGGTGTGTACAGGTCGGTAATTTGTGCGGTATTAACTGACATTTTAATCTCTTACGTAATAATATTGTAACCGGCGTTATAGTATGAGCTAACTCTTACTCCATTACCATCCACTGGATCTCCACCTGCACGGAATGCAGAAACTCTAACTATACCAAACTGCATTGCAAATAAGTAACCTGCTGTTTCTCTACGTCCTGTTGAAGGTTCAATAATGCGGTTACGTATGAGAGTTCGATAATATAATCTTAGTGCTTCATCCATCGCTGCTTCTTGCGCAGGACCGTTTCTAAGAAAAATCTCTTTTGATGTTACACCGTATTTACCACGCCAAGCAGCATCAACATTAAGAGACGTATTTGTACGGTAGGTTGAATTTACAAATTGCAAATCAATCAGTAGCAGCGCACCCATCTGATATTTACCAAGAAATCCAAACTGGTTTACAGCTGCATAGCGGCCGCGGGATTCACGAAATGCAATACCATCTTTAATCTTCTGTATATCATCTACAGTTAATGTGCCAAGCTCACCAGTAGATACACCTGGTGGAGGTGGAGGTAAATCTGAATCTCTAACAATTGCTGCAGTCGCTGCAGTATTAGCTGTTGTTAAAGCCTGTCTTAGCGGTGCTGGTACAGATGCCATGGATTCAAGTTCACGCTCTCGATTCACTCCACCTATAACACCAAACACGCAAGGCATTTGACCCACAGGGCCATCTGCAAACCAACCAACAACCTGCGTACCTGGGAGTAGGCCTGTAGGGGATGTTCCTATACCGCCCAGCCCTGCAGATGTTGTTGGTTGAATAGTTGTAGCCCATGGTAAGTCGCGCGTGGGTAGATCATTTTTATCTTGCGTGTGATAACCGTAGCAGCGTACGCGTACACGGCCGAGGCGCGCAGGATCATCATTATCCTCTACGCGGCCGATAAACCATAAAAATCCTTCTGTTCCAATAAAATTTGGAGTCATATTATGCTCTCAAAACACCAATATCAATATTATTCGAGTTGTAATTTTTATTTAGTCTCTCAGCATAGGAATTATTATTACCTACTACTTTTGTGATCTTAAGGTTTGTTTTTAGCTGCCAGTAAGATACATTCCATACGAATTCATGATGAATATTAGTTACGATATATTTACCAGTTAGATCTTTATCCAGTGCATGCTTCTTTGAATTTGCTTGCTGAATATCTGCAAACTCGATTCGGATAGGATCACCCAAATCAATTTCTGTATTTCCGTTAATCTTTATATTATACGAACGCTCTTCGAGAGCAGCAATGAATGGGTTTGAACTTATAATGTTATCAATAAGATAAGTTGCACGCGATGAATCTGCTGGAATAAAATACTCTAATCCGTTCAATCTTTCGAAAGCTGTCGTCAATGCGCTGGAAGTATCTACTATATTAGTATTGCTTTCAGAGCTTTTATACGTACGTGAGGAGAAAGATTTTGTAAAGAAATCATATGCGTTTACGACAGTCTTGTATCTCCCATACTGCATTTTTTCACGTAGTGAATTTTTTCGATTAGAGTTATACGAAATTATGTACCACGGCTCGATATGATTATATGCTTCTGCAGAATATTTGTATGTTGTACCGCTACGTCTGGTTGCATCAGACATTACTTTTGAAAAGCTTTTGAAATGATACCCATCAAAATTTTCGTAAAACGTAAAGTAATTTATAGGGTTCGTCTGATTTGTAGTGTATGCATAATCTTTTAAGATATTAATCTTTTCAAACGGCTTACATTTTGTAAATGCAAATTTAAGCTCGCCAACAGAATCTTCAAAATCAACAATAGGTCGCGCGGTCTTTAGTTCGTTTCTTAAAATATTCTCTATGATTTTAGTCGCTGTCCCGTTATAGCTTTTACTTACAAAAATTCCATTGTTAATAAAACTATCAATCGATTCAAATGTGGCTAAGAATACTTCCGCGTCACTATTTTCAGAACGATAAGTTGATGTTAGTGATGTCATAATAAATCGTACTTCACGTGTAGTAACAGCACCAGGCGTCTTAAATTTAAATTCTATAAAGTGCTCACCTGTTAGTGGGGATAGTTGATTAATAGATGTCATACCAACACCATCACCAATTAACATACTACCGTACATGCTATGACCCAAACCTAATGAAATACTGATACCTACTACGATATCAGTAATATCAACTTTTTTAGATTTGTCGAGAGATGTCAGGAAGATACTTTTTATATCTACCTGATCGGGTATATTATAATTTTCTGTCATTACTTATTCTGCTAATTTTGCTGTAAGTTCAACATCAATCTGATCTGCGACTTCTTTATTAATAATACTAATATTTAATCTCTGCTCATTATTAGTAACTTCCATATCATAATAACTTACAGGCGACCACTCTGCTTGCGAATTGGTGTCTAGTTTACCATACGTGTAAGTTGTAATCTGTATTTCATTGTTACTATTATTCTGGTAATAAGCTGTTTGTTGAGCAGCAGCCATAGTGCCGTATTTTTCAACAATCATCGATTCGAAGTCAGATACGTTTAAGTACCAATCATAGTATGGATCAACAACATCATTTGCATAGTATATGAGCCACGATTGACTTGGATCGCCATAAAAATCGTATGCCACAATATCTGCACGTTCAAACTCTTGTAGGGTAAGAGGTAAATATATGCCACTATAACTTTTAATTTCATCTCGTAGCTTTGTACGTGCTAATAGATTGCGCGACTGACGTCCTTGATAATCTATGAGAGGAAAGCGATTAAAGAAGTCAGTCATTATTAGTATAATCCAGGTAATGCACCAGGTGCAGGAGTAGAAGCAGGTGTAGCATCACCAGATGGTGACGTTGGATTTGGTGTACGTGAAGGTTGGGTTGTAGTAACTTGATAGTCTGTATCGTTCATACCATATCCACTATCACGCAGATCGTCCTGGAAGATTGGTCGCACTTCCATAAGCTTTAGTGTTAGTTCATGGAATACTGGCGCGCCAGTCTCAGCAAAGAATATTGGGCTACCACTAGCAGCTTTATTAAATGATACTGATTCAATTACACACGGCTTCGTAGGCATTGTATATTCTTGTGATGCGCCTAGAATTTGAAATATGACTTCGGACGGATAATCCATAATAAGATTAGTGCCAGTAGTAGGTAACATATTAAACCGTAATGCGTTATAAATCTTTTGCAGATTACGACTCTCATTACGAGTTGATGGTGATAATCTCCACGTGTAATTAAACGTGCGTAGATTTACACCTTGAAACGATGCAACAGTGTGAGGGTTAATGATTTTACCAAACTGGTTACTCAACGCAGCCATAGGATTAACATTAAGAAAGCCACGAGTTGCCCGTCTCGCAACTGCTGCAGCAGCCTGTGCTGCAACGATAGCTGCTACAGCGGCGCCATTACCTCCACCTAACTGACTAGCTGCAGATTGCATCGCAGCTTGAGCTCGACGCATTATACTAGCAGTAGACGTAGGATCTTCACCTTCTACTACATTTCCTAATGCATTAGCAATACCATCAAGAGTAGTTCCTAAAAATCCTAGGTCTTGTGCAGAGTAGCGAACTGTATGAACATCTTCTAAGTTCAGAGGAACCGGCAACACTAATGCGCCAAGCAAAGCACTGCGATTATTAACCTGTGCGCCATTGTCTGTTAGGTTAATGTTCGCACCCCGGCGACGAATATTCAGCAAAAATTTATGCGGTACGTTATCAATATCGTCTGGATACTTTAAAATGTTTAAGCCTAGTGATCCACTGGTTTGTCGCGCGCGTGAAATTGCATCTCTCGCATTGACTACACCGTAAACTCCTGACATAATTTACAAACTCTCTAATATATAATAGTTATGAGACAAACTTATAAAGGTAAATTTATACCTAAAAATCCGCAAAAGTATATAGGCAATGCCCAGAACATCATTTATCGGAGTTCGTGGGAACTTAAGCTTATGAAAATTTTTGACAGCACTACTGATATTATTGAGTGGTCTTCAGAGGAGATATTTGTACCATACTACAATCCAGTCGACAAACGTATGCGTAGATATTTTCCGGATTTTGTAATCAAGCGTAAATCAAAAACTACAAATAATATCGACGTTATTATGATTGAAGTTAAGCCTCATAAACAGACTAGCCCACCTACAGTTAAAGCGCGTACATCATCTCAACGTAGTAGAAAATTTATAAGTGAAGCGGTAACATACGCTATAAATAGCCATAAGTGGGCTGCTGCGCGTAAATTTTGTGAAGAGCGGGGCTGGAAATTTCAGATTATGACAGAACACGAATTAGGAATAAAGTAAGGTGTCTAACCTATCACAATGGTATTTTGTAGATTTAAATGAGGTGCATGATAATTTTTCTGCAAGCGTAAAAGCTCGTAAAGAAATGACTCCTCTGCCAGGATTTTTGACATTCTTCAAATACGATCCACAGTTTAAAAGCAAGCTGCCGATGTATGACGTCTTTCCTTTATCATTATGTTTCGGTATCGATAGTAAGACTGGTAATTTTAAAGGATTTAATTTACACTTTCTTGCTCCAGCAGCAAAAAATGCTCTACTGAAACAACTACGTCGTATTTTAGATTCTAAGACAACTACGGCCGTAGATAAGTACCGGGCGTCTGAAGAGCTGCTTAAAAATCTGTATAATTTACCACCATTTAAAGAATGTGTTAGACAATATCGAAGACAGAATATAATGTCTCCTCAAGTGTTATTCATACATCCTGCAGAGTGGGGATTAGTAACATCTCTTCCGTTGCAGAAAATTGTTAGTAAGGTTGGTAAGCTTTAATGTCAGGTGTTCTCGGATCAGAAAATTTAGATCGTCTTGCTGGTGCAATTGGTATTGGTGGTAGAGCTGTCGCGTTAGCAAGATCACGTGGATCTGGATCTAGTGCAGATAGATTATCTCTAACTGGTAGTTTAATATCTTCTGTTGGTTCATTTCTTAGAGGCGCATCAATTAATAATGCGACGTCTAGTGGATTTGATATCAGTAGATTCTCTTCACAAATAAATTCCGTTAATGGTTTAATGGACACTTCAAAATTTTTAGTAGCAATAACGCCTCCGAAATGGGCTATGGGAAATGTTAATGGCACAACAGATGGATCAGATATCAATAACCAAAAGGTTGGTAATATATTTAAGACTATACCTTTTCTATGCGCCTCGGCAAATATCCCGGGCCTATCACTATCTGTACAAGAAATTCGTAAGTATGGCTACGGCACCGCAGACAAAAGACCCGCGCTAGCCGCATTCAACGACATGCAGTTGGATTTCTTTGTAGATAACAATCAGAACATTGTAAATTTCTTTACAAAGTGGATGCAGAATATCATTAACTTTGATCAGCGCTCAACAAATCGCACCACAGTTAATTCTGGCTTCTTTAACGAAGTCTACTACAAAGATAATTACGAAACACAAATAGACATTTATACATTTGATCCAGCCGGTAATCAGTTTGGCGTGTGGCGCCTTTTCCGTGCTTATCCTATCTCAATGTCAGATATTCAGCTATCATGGGATAAAACAAATCAGATAGCAATGCTTAGTGTTATTTTTACTTTCCAGACGTGGGGTTCTGATTTTATCGTTGAAGGTAAGCTGGGAGATGATGTACGTACATTATCTACATTTGATTACTTAATTCGTGGTGGTAATATTCTACAGACAGTAGCGGGTATGAACACGCGTATAAGAAACGCTTCAGATATAATTGGTGTTGTTAACAATATTTCTTCGGTGACTCGTATTTTTTCAGGACGTTAATTTATTATGCTACCTAAAATTTCATATACTATTTTTGAGTGTGAATTACCTCTATCCAAAAAGACGATTAAGTTTCGACCTCTTCTCGTAAAGGAAGAAAAGATACTTCTGACTGCTAAAGAAGCAGGTGATTATAAAAGCATCATTTCTTCTGTAGAACAAATTCTCAACAATTGTATCATAACAGATGTTGATATTAGATCTCTACCGATAGTTGATATTGAATATTTCTTCATACAGTTATACTCAAAATCAGTTAACTCTGTTATTTCAGCAACTGTTAAAGATCCTATTGATAACAAGATCTACAACACGGAAATTAAGATTGATTCTGCTCAATTGATTATGCCTACTTTTGATCCTAATATTAAGCTAACTGATGATATTGGTATTATAATGAAGTACCCAACATTTAAGATATGCTATGATATTCAGAAATTTGATAAAGAGCAAATTATACCTGATATCGGAATTCTGGCTAGTTGTATTGAATCTGTATATGATGGTGATAATATTTACCCTATTGCAGATTACAGTTTAGAAGAAATTGTAGAATTCATTGAAGGTCTTACTGCAGAAGCTGCTAATAGAATCGGTCAGTTTTTTCGAAACCTACCGGTATTAAGCATCAAATATGAATATAAGCGTAACGATGGTTCGCTCGCGGTCTGGGAGGTCCGCAGTTTAGCTGATTTTTTTACTGGTGCATGAACTACAATACTCTAATTGAGTACTATAAGCTATGTTTTGCACTTATGCAGCACCATAAATATTCAATCACAGAACTAGAAAATATGATTGTGTATGAACGAGATCTTTATGTTGGCCTTTTGATAACTCATATGCAAGAACGAGAAAAGGTTAACAGGAATGTCGGATTCTAATACTCCAATACAATCTTCAGGTCAAGTAGTACAGGCAGGGGTTGATTTACTCAACCCCGATCTCTGGAAAAATAGACGGCGCATGGCATACATCTCATTACTATCCATGATTGCCAGCATCGCGTGTGTTATTTTTATGTCTTATACTTCTGTGTCATCAGAACGTATTAAAATTGTAGTAGATCTATTGCAAGTGTATTATGTAACATCTTCAAGTATCATCGCAGCATACATCGGATTCTCTACTTGGAGTATGACAAAAGGTGGTCCTAAGTAATGCTTCCTATTTTAAGTAGAGCTGGTGGTGGTATTGCAAGTATTCAATCACAGAATATAGTTGCACCGTCACTCACCAACTCGTCAAACCTTCTACTACCACGTCTGCAATCATCTTCAACTTTAGTTGATAATAATACTATCAATACTAAGTTGAATTTGATTTCTACGTCTATCAATTCGATTGATAATAAAGCAAGTAGTATACAGCAAGGTATATCTGATATTGAGGTAGGCGGTGATATTTTAACCGCTTTAACTGATTCAGTTGCTGGTATAGTAAGTGGTATTGTGGGTAGTGTACGCGACCTGTTTAGCAGTGAAAAAACTGTGAGAGATGGTGGTAACAAAGATTACCAATTCGAACAGGATCCAGAAAACGGACAAGCTTATCGCCCAGGAACAGCAACACCGGGTGTTGGTAGAACACCTGACCAAATACTACGTCAGAATAGAGTGACTGTAGAAGAGCCTGACGCTACTCCAGATAATGATCCAATGGCTATACCTGCAAATTATCTTAACCTCTCACCTCTTGCGCGTATGGGAACAGAAGGCGCTTTTGCTAGAAACCCAATGCAATCTGCAGGTGGTGGTACAGGTGGGCGAGGTGGTAATAATACTCTAACAGCTGGCCCTGCAGCACCAGTAGTTCCTGCAATCGGCGGGCTTATAGGTGCAATCGTCGGTGCAATAACTGGTAATAATTCACGAGAGACAGCTGAAGCAGCACCACCAGCATCTACCTGGCAAAGAATGCTCGAGGGCCTCGGACTTAGAGAGCGATGGACACCCCCTCCTCCTCATATACCGGTAGCTCGACCACCAGCAGCTGCACCTCCAGCGCCACCTGCAGTACCTGCACCGGAAGATATGGGGCCATTACCGGTTACACCTCCAGCTCCTCGCGCTTTACCTGAAGCAGAAGATATTCCAAGACCTGCTCCTCCACCAGCGGCTCCTATGCCAGTTCCGCAGGCACCTCCTGTTGCAACTCCAGCACCTCAAACATCAGCACTACCACAAACGCGACCAGAAGCATTACCTCGTTCTGAAGCAGCTGTGGGTCAAGCAGTAGCTCCTCGACCAATACCACCTCCGGCGCCTGCAGGCCTAATACCGTCTATTACACCTGCTCCACTAGAACCTATAAATCCGCGCCGCGAAATACCATACACGCCAAATGCATTACCAGGTCCGCGCGCAACCGGTTCAAACAACAGAACAGGGGGGCCAGCTTTCGCCATCCCCCCTGGGTCTCCATCTTCACCTGTTATGCGTCAGCCGGCTTACCCGGCTAAGCAGTTTTAACGGCCGTTAATCTTTGCGAAGAACTTTGCTGCAGAGTCATCTTCAGCATCTTCAAGATCAAACGGTGGCTTGTCTTCATCTACTACCGGTGGTACGTTAGTAGCGTTACGTGTTGCAGCCTGCTGACCATCAACACCTAGTCCAAGTGCACGATGCAGACGTGCCTTGAGATCCTCGTAAGACTTAAACTCTGTAGGAGCCAGGAACGCTTGCAGTGAGAACTGCTCATTCCAGATCTGCTGGAGAGTCTCGTCATCGGCGAGAACCGACGGCGCTTCGAATTCAGACTTATCGTAGTTACGATAACCTTCTACGTTTCGAATACGTAGACGGAAATTTGCACCATCCCAGAAGTCAAACGGATTCTGAGCTTCCTCATCCTCAAACGAAGGGTTCATCTTGTCATTGATCTTATCAAAGATCTTCTTACCGAAACGGTACAAGAATACCTGACCCTCATCTTCTGGACGAGCAGCGTGCTTAATTACCTGAATGTTAGCGATGTAGTATAGACGACGCTTCTGCTTACGTACCAGATCCTTATTAGACTCAATACCTGTTGCCCAAAGAGCAGCATTATGTTCTGATACTGGATCCTTCTGACCGAGTGTCGTCAGCGACTTTTCGATATACCATCCACCTGGACCCTGGAACCCGTGATCCCAAAGACGGACATATGGCATGTCCTCGCCTTTTGGCGCTGGTAGAAATCTAATAATTGCTGAACCGTTACCCGCCTTATCAACTACTGGCTGCCAGAATCTCTTATCTCCAGCATCTGTAACTACAGTAGTTTGCGTCTCGAGTGCCTGCTTGAGCACTTCTGTTGCAGCCTTACGATTATTCTTAAGAGCGAAAAAATCGTTATTTGCGGCTGTCTTTGCTTTAGTTGTCATTTGTATACTCCGTGTATTATTTGTATATAAGTGTGTATTGTATCTCACTTATCTCATCATATTCTATTATTTATACTAATTAGTCAACAGTTCTTTTATGAGTGGTGAATATTTTTTTACATCGATATTTACAAAGGGAGAATATCGATTAATCAATAGTGACTGCTCTGGATACATTATCGTGTCTTTAACGTTCTCATCCCAGTACTTTAACACATGAAGAATTTTATCAATAATTACAAGTGTTTCAAGTCTGATTTCTCCACGTGAATACATTACTAGTGCACGTGGACGCTCGCCATCAATAACTCTGAAATCTTCAGTGAAATCTTCGTTATTAAATTTTTGCAGATCTTGTGTAAAGTTATAGCTTAATGATTCTATTCTACCACGCCACTCTGCATAACATTTTAGACCGTCATGAGGATCTACTAAAGATGCGATAAACCCTAAGTTTTTTACACCTTTAGCTAGGATGTTACTCAAAATTAGACCTTGTGGGTCTGGGTGGCGAGCCATCTTATGAAAGTAATATTTATCGCGGCGCTTTTCAAATGAATCTACTTTAGCGCCAACTTTTCCGTTATACAGGAAAAAGTTATATTTACCAGGAGAAAAATGAAGTTTAAGCGCAAGGTAAGTAGTGTAACACTCAAACGCGTTCATTGTACTACTTCTTTAGCATAGAGAGCTTGGTTGCTTGCTCTTTAAGTCGCGACTTAAGAGTAATAACTGCTTGACCTTTATTTGCTGTTCGCTTGAATATATCGCCAATAACGTCTGGTTCGATCCCCTTTGCTTCTGAATAATGTAGAATGGCATCAATAATCGTTACGTTATCACGTACAATTATGGATTCTATTTCATTAATCATATCATCGAATTGGGTAATTCTTGGCTGGCGCGTTTTCTTTTTCATAACAATCTCATTCTAAAATAAAAAAAGCAGGTGTTTCTGTTACCAAGCACACCTGCCAAAGCTCTGATTACGCGGCCATTGACCGGTTAATCATAGGGTAATTGTCATTAATTGCACCTAAGTTTATTTAGCTTTTAACGAAGCTACTCGACTATCTCTGCTTATTTTCATTGCTTGGCGATCCTGTTTCGGGCCCGTAGTGGCGGTAGAGTTTTCCTCTTACTCTTTAAAGCGACCGGAGCTTAGGCGCGCTACCAAATTTGGTGGACCCGCGCGGCACTGCCCCGCGGTACAAGTCAATTATTATCTGCTTCAACGACAGTATCTCTATTTATATTCAGAAGATTAACATCAAAACGATGATGATCAAAAGAATAATACAAACAGAGACTGCTATTAATCCTACAACTGCCATCGTGCCATCGTGGCAATCGCCTCAAACATATCTTGATAGAACTTACCCATTATCGAGTTGCTCCAGCAGGAGCGTTTCCTGGGCTGCTTGGTGCATTATTAACCTCTACCGGAACAGCAGTGATTACCAGTGGATCAATTCGAAGACGAATTGGCGAGGTGCTGTACAAATACTGGCCAGACCACTGACGATATTGTCCATCTGTATTCCAATAAAAGATATACGGATTAGACTGACCGTGCGTTCCTTCATCAGAAGGAGCGGGTACAACAACCGAGTGCTGACCGCCGTTACTACCATAAGTTGGATTCATAACAACCTGAGCAGATGGCGTCAGACGCTTACTACCAGATGTTACCTTACCACGAACACCTTCATACAGAATCGGCTGACCAGCA